ATCAATTTGAAAGTTTTCCTTTTTTATTTTTTGTAGTCTTTTTTGCGATATTAAAACATCCTACTCTATCGCCACTGGTAACCCAAGCCAGCAGTTTTTCAGAAGCTTTTCTAGGCTATTGCCTAAGGTGCCTTTGCTTTAATTCTTGATACTACCATTTTAACAGATTTTAGACTTCATGCGCACTCACTTTAGTTCACTTTGTCTATGATAGTCTCCTCTAGTTCAGACTCAGCCTGTTTGCGTAATCTGTAATAAGTTGCCTTACTAATTCTCAAATTGTCGCAAATATCCTCAATGTAGGTCTTAGTAATGTAAGTCATTCTAAGGACAGACCTGCTTTTTGGATTTTTAAGCCTATTGATCATCCTACCTAATTCAAGTTTCCTGTCAATAACTTCCTTGGTGTCCTGCTCTATAGCCTCTTTCATCACAACAAGTTGAGTATAGACGTCATCAACTTTTCTAGCTTGACCACCTTGTACTTTGACATCTGACCACTTAGGACTTGAGAGCAAACCATCCTCAAGCTCATTGATTTCATCTATACGGCTTTGAATGTCCATATCAAGGTCTTGTAATTCTTTCAATAGCTCTTTAGCCTTGTTCATTCTTTGCCTCCTTTGTGATATAATAATATTATTGAGATTATAGCTGAGGCAGAGAGTGTCTTGGCTTTTTTTATTACCAGGTTATGTGAATTTTCTTGTTAGAAACGAAATCTTGGCCAGTGAAAAAATTTTTAGATAGATAAAGCTTATATTTGACAGTAAAGCCAGCTCCTAATAATTCTCTTAACGCTTCCAACGTTCTTTCATCTCCTAATCGATTCCTGAGATATTCGTCTCTAACTGACCAAACATCGATTAAATAGCCTGTATAACCTTTTTGAGCAGAAGTTTTTAGTTTTCCTTCTAGGTTATATTTCTTAAAATAACGCTCAAACCATTTAGCATGGCTTTCTGAGCTAAGTTGCTGTACTTCATCGAATAGTGTCATGATTTACCTCCAAAAGCTCTGGATTTTCGTAGATGTTACCGATGATTGTAACATCTAATGAGTCTCCATCAAGCAAATCTTCCATTAATACAGAGTCTCTATTGGTAACATGAAAGCCGCCTTGACACCATTCTATAATACCTTTGTTTATATACAGGGAATCGGACACTTCATAATAATCTTCAAATTGTACTATATCCCCCTCAAAGATTTCTACCCCATTTTCATCAAACAAGCCTGTTGATTGCATAAGGTATTCTTCATCAATCGACCAGCCTTTTAAGTAATTACATGAAAGTTTTTTGCTATCGTTAGCATAAACATTGTTATTCCAAATAATCAATTCATCATTAGCAAACATATTTTGGTTATGTTTATCCCACACTCTAAATTTTGGTGTCATAGTCTCACCTCGCCTCCAATCCTTAAAGATTCGTAGTTGTCTTGCGATACCACGAAAATGCCGTAGTTCTGTATTGTAACTGTGTACAGGTCGCCTATTTTTTCTTTGTGAACGACTCTGCCTTTGATTTCTGCGCCTTGATTATCAGCTTTATAGATAACCATCGGGTGCTTTTCTTCCAAAACTCTAATCCTGTCCATCTGCCAAATGTTCAATCCAGCAGAGACAAGGATACATACTGTTATGAATCGTTTCATTTTACCTCCTCTAAATAATCTTACCGTCGAAAATCAGGGTAATTGTCCCTGTTCCGTTCTTATTGTCTGAAACCAGAGCCCGACAATCGCCGCTTAACTCAACCCCCTCTATAGTGATACTACGTTGAGTCTTGTTTACATGGATGATGGTATCGTTTGGCGTTTTAATTCTCATTATCTTCCTCCTCAATTTTAATAACGGCCCTACCGTTTGGGTGTCGTCTTTGGTGTGATGTGTAAGTGTAGTACTTTAACATCCTTTCAGTAATTCCTGTTTCACTACTGATCTGCGCTAATGTCCCAAGCGTAACAAACACATCACCCTGATATAATGCGTAGTCAGCCATCTGCTCCTCATTTCTTCAAATACTCAGGGATTTTCATAACCTCCACCTCTACCTCTATCCGTGGATTTAGACTGTAGAACTTGCCTACATCATGTAGCGCTATCTGACCATCGTCCTGGAATACGATCCCTGACATGCTGTCATAGAGGGCTTTTTCGTAGTTGTCAATGTCAGGCTTTTTGCCTACAGGGATAATCTCATCCAGGAGGGCCTGTTGGTTCTTCTTGATCTTGGAAATATACTGAGGAGGCTTGATGTAAAATCTAAGCTTTGCCCTCAGAGCTCCCTCAAGAATAGGCTGGCCCATGTACTGATTAGCAATGAGCAACTGGCAATGATTGCGCCAGGCTTTCATGCCCTTGTCTTCATAAGTTGTGGTAAAACTCCCACGCCTTGCAAATCTTGGCCGTGATTGAGGTTTAGGCTCAATTTTCAGGGTCAATTTCATCCTAACTAAGCTCCCCTCGCAATCCACAGAGATCAAAAAGATTTTGTTTGTTAGCCTCGATATATTCAAAGAATATTTGTAACTCAGCTAGTTTTCTTTTTTCTTTCTTCACTCCTAAGCTCGTATGGTATTCTATGTCCTCCTCAGGTTTGGCCTTAATGTCTAGCCAGTAGAGAGGCTCAAAAACATCCCCATTTTCATCCAAAGACGGCTCTGCGTCCTGATTTCTAAAAACCATCTTCATATCATAGCCAATCATATTCTCAATTTTGATTTCTTTATTTTCAATCTCGATTACGATTGATGTTTTTGGGACATTGATTTTAGTTATCATGTTGTTTCTCCTGTAAAAATTCATTGTAAATATTCATACATACCATAAATAAGATAAGGTATCTTTTTCTTGGTTCCATCTGCTGCATACAAAACAGCTTCAGCATAGTAGCGATGTTGTTTTAGTTTTTCAGCCAAAGGGGCTGCGACCTCTACTTTTTCATAAATTGTATCAACACCATACCACCGTTCTCCGCAGCATGGACAGTATTTTGTATATTTAGAATTTCCATCAAGGATCTCATCAAATTTTTTATTTGCTTGTTCCTCTGTGTCAGACTCTATGATGACATGGATTCCTACATTCTCATCTTCTACAAAATATCCTCCAGAATTGTTTTGTCTATAAACATAAAATGACATATTTTTCTCCTGTTAAAAAAGTGTAGTTTGCAAAGGGTACACATCTTCAAATGGTACCCCAAGCCTTAGACAGTCTCGTTTGATGTCTATTGTGGAAATGACGTACTTGACGCCATTATTTTTCTTGTCGTAGTGTGGAAAAGTGTACCCATCATTTTCAATTTTGGTCTTGATGTCCGTTTTAGTTTCAGGTTCCCATTCCACCCAATCCGTCCACTCCATCCTGGTCCTCCCACGTTACAATCCCTGATATAACACAATTCTTATTCACTCGACTTGCAAGAGTTTCAGTGTTGTAAATGCCATGGCTTGTTTCTATGCAACTCCCGTATATTTTTTTAATCTGGACTATATTGTGAAAATCCCCATTTTTAAGGACTTTTACATAATCTCCAGGCTTAATTTTTAATGATTTCACTGTTCTTGCCTCTGCTTATCTACCTAAAACGGCAAGCCGTCATCTGGGAGGTCAAATGGGTTAGGATCGGCAAAAGGTGAGCTATTTCCATTTTGGAAACTGTTGCCTTGCCCTTGTCCGTGCTGACTGTTGCGACTCTCTAGCAGAGATACACTCTCAGCGACTACCTCGGTCACATATCGACGCTGACCGTCTTTCTCGTAAGACCTGACTTGTATGCGTCCAATGATCCCAATAAGTGAACCCTTGCTACAATACTGAGCAATGACGTCAGCTGTGCCTCTCCACGCTTGAAAATTGATAAAATCAGCCTCACGGTCTCCATTTTCATTCTTGAAATTGCGATTGACCGCAAGCGTCCCCTGCAAGCTAGATACATTG